CGCCAAGGACGGCTTGCAAGTCCTGATACGTCTTTTTTGCCGCTTCGGAAGAATGTCCGTTCGTGACAAAGGCCGTGTCAAGCTTGCCCATTTCGGTTCTATATTCTCTGGAACTTTCGATTGCTGCTATCCATGCGCCGCCCAAAGCAGCACCGGCAGTCAGCACGGATTTTCCGATTTTCAGCGCAGATTCGCCGATCTTCTTAAAAGACGAATCGGTTTTCTTGCTTCCGGCTTCCGCTTTGTTCGCGGTATCGTCAATGGCTTCTTTCGCCTGTGCGTTGTCAACGGCAATCGTGCCGAGCAGCTTGAAAAGTTCCATGTTGCTATCCCCCTAATTGAAATAGGGCAGATAGGGGCTGCATTATGCGTCAGGTGGCACAAAATCCATTTCCATTGTGTGCTTCACAATGGCGGCAAGCTCTTCTTTTGTTGCGGTTTTCGGCGGCTGACGGTTCATTGCGTCGCGGCATTCGGCGTAGGATCGTTCAAAATCTTTGTGCAGCCAAAATTCCCACGTTGCTTTCTCTTCAAGCTCTTCATTGCGTATGTTCACAAGCTCTGAAATAAATTCGTCAAGCCGTCCGGTTTTAATCATCTGATCCAGAAGGATCAACGGGCTTGAATAGCGCTGAAACAGCAGGTCAATAAACCGGATGTCGTTTAGCGAAACAGCCCGGCAACATCCCCGAAAAAATCCTTGAATTCCTCTTTCTTGACCACATCAACGATCATCGAAAGGAAAACGTTCATCGGCAGCGCGGCAATCTCTTTCTTGCTCATGCCGGACAGCCCGGAAAGAAGCGTGTAAATGTCATCCTTGCACCTCGGAACGTTGGCAATGATAACGGACGCCACATCGACCGCAACCATCAGCCCCAGCGCCGTGGTGTCGATCTCCGCACCCTCTGCGCCATCTTCTTTTTCGGCGGTCATGTTGCGGATCGCTGTGCGCAGCTCTTCCGATTCAAAGCAGCCCTTGAATTCCTTCAGACCGATCCCGGAAATGATCTTCAGCATCGGGAAAACGTCTTCGGCGGTCAACCCGCGCAGCGTGTATGTTTTTTCGGTCATTTATAAAAACCCCTTCAGAATTTATTAGGATGTTGAAAAAGGCAGAGCCGAAGCCCTGCCTTTCCGTTTAGGTAGCCTTCGGATAGTATATGTGCCAAGGCAGCTTGTCCAGCTCGCCGGTCAGATCGGCATAGCATTCA